AGATGTTGAAGTAGGAATAGATACTTACACTGGGGGTGGTTTTGTAATACCCGACGTGATTAAAGCTGGTGAAAGAAACGATGTTTTATATCGTGCAGCATGGCACTTATGGGGCAAAGGATTACGGGACGAAGAACTTCAAGAAGCATACGAAGAAATTGTAGAACGCTGTGAAGTACCTATACCATCAAGTGACAGAGCCTGGCAATTTCCAGAGCGTGTTGCTGAAGAGCAAGAGATTATTGACAGAAGAAACAGACGATCTGCAGAGTCAGTTGGATTAGCTAACAACTACGCTTTTGTTCCCGAGCTTAATAAGTTCTTCGACTTCGATAAGAAACAACTATACTCCGGTGAAGCTATTAACTCACTTCATGCAAGAACTCATCCAGGTATTAACGGTGTACCTAAAGCTAAGACTTATTTAGAACGCCATCCACAACTCATAGTTTGTCAAGGTATCATTTGGATGCCAGGACCGCACGGCACTAATAACCGTATAGTGAAGCACGAAGGTTTTGATTATGCTAATACTTGGAAAGGCTTTGCGGTAAATCCTATTTCAGGTAATGTTGATCCGTGGCTTAAGGTTTTAGACCATCTTTATCCTGATGAAGCCGAAAGAAATAACGTGATTAAAAGAATGGCGTTCGATGTTCAATTTCCTCACCTTAAGTGCAACTGGCACATTGTTAACTTTGGAATCCAAGGAGCTGGTAAAGACCTCGCACTTTATCCGCTAAGCCGCATTTTTGGCTCCGCATTTTCTTCAGTGGGAAATCAGGAAATCAAGTCGGACTACGATGATGGCTTTGTTAAGACTAAAATTGTAGAGGTGAACGAGGTTAGAGGTTTATCCTATCATAGCTTAGAAAAGGTCAAACAAAAGTGCACTAACGAAGGCAGTAAATGGATGCAGTTAAATCCTAAGAAGGAATCGAAAATAACTGTACCAAATTTATGGTCTTTATATTTCAATACTAACCATTCTGATGCATTGCACATTACTCCCAACGAGCGGAGATTTTATATACTCCGCTGCAGAACCGCTATGACCGATGTCTTTACCGCTAAGGAAATAGATGAGATAGCGAACTGGATTAAGTATGATGACTATTCACCAAATTATGTTATGCACTATTTAATGTCTGTAGATTTGACAGATTTTGATTCAGGTATTGTACCAGAGAGAACAGAGGCGTTCTATGACATGGTGGAAATTGTACAGGACGATCTAGATGACACGTTAAATGATTGGGCAGATTTAGATTTGCACTGCTTTGATTTTAAGTTTATTCGACCTGAAATGATTGCCGAAGAACTAAGGAGCAAAGGTGTCAAGGTTAAAAATAGAGAGATTAAGGTGTGGATGGAAAGGAATGGTTGGAAGCGTTTTCCGCAACAAATCCAGAAAAAAGGACAAAAATCTAAGTCCCGTTCTTACCACTACAAAGACCCCGAGTATTCAAAATTGAATACCACAGAATTGTGGGATATGATTGAGGATGAAGAATCTAAGCGTGATTTATCGAATTTGGTTATATAAAATATTCAATTTTCAATTTTGAATACCGATTTTGAATACCAAATTTTTCTTTATTTTTTAATGGTTTAGACCGATTAGTATTCAGGTATTCAGAGTATTCAATAAATATGTCATTAGCTACTAAAAGCTAAAAAACACCATAAAACACCGGTTTTTAAAAGGTAAGGTATTTACTGTATCCCCCCACTGAATACCGTGAATGTGAATACCGGTGTATAATGAACAAAAGGAGAAATGCTATGCATATATCGGTAAAGAGCAATGTTAAACAGGTTGCTAAGCAGCTTCAACGGTTACACAAAAAGCAAATACCTTTCGCCACTATGTTAGCTCTAAATGATATGGCTAAAGAAATATCCAGAGACCATTTGCCCAAACAAGCACACAAGACATTCGACGGTGGTGCTACTGACTTTACTAAAAGAGGATTTAAATATACAACAGCATCTAAAACAAATCTTACTGCATCGGTATACATCGATGACATACAAGCAGACTATCTAAAGTATCAGATCGATGGCGGTACACGTACACCAAAGAGCAAAGTGATAGCAGCTCCAGCACGTGATGCTAAGTTGAATAGATATGGTAACTTAACCGCATCTAATCGGAAGAAGTATTGGAGCAAGACAGATAGATATAAATCGGATAAGTCCGGGATATATGAAAGACGTGGAAGAGGTAAAGCTTCTAAGTGGGCAAAGGTGTTAAACTTTATAAGGACGGCATCCTATCGTGCTAAGTTCCATTACCATAGACTTATCTTGGAGAGGATGAATCATAGAACGATCGGCTTCAGAGCTAAGATGGATAAACGGTTAGATCAAGCGATAAGGACGAGCAAAAAATGATCAATAGGCCCGGTTGTCAGTTACTTTGAGAGGCCAAAGCTCGGGGGTAATTCGTGGGCCCGGCTTTCACACTCTGCGAGAAAATACCAAACCGCTTTTGTATAAATACTATGAATAATGGGGACCATCAAAATGGATCTAGACACACAACAATTATCTGATCTTTTGGGCGTTACTACCCACAGGGTTAATCAATGGGTGCGTGAAGGCGCTCCGGTTAAAGAAAAAGGCTTCCGTGGACGTTCGCATGTTTTCGACTCTAAAGAATTTTTAAAATGGAGAGATCGAATTGTTGCAGACAATGCTGAACGGTTAACCCTTGAAGAAGCTAGGCTTAAGAAACTTTCTGCAGAAGCTGCTATCCAAGAATTGGAGTTAGCTAAGAGACAAGGAGCTGTAGTAGACTTGGAAGAGATCGAGCAAGACTTGATTAACAAAATGACCTTGCTAAGAACCGGTATGCGTGCAATACCAGAAAGGGTAGTTTTGCAGCTTATAGGCTTAAAGGACGAAGTTAAGATTAAGCAGATCATACTTAAAGAAATAGACGACGTTTTAAAAAGGGCATTAGAAGATGAGTAAATATAGCAACCCAGACGGCATTAAGAGAGTATGGAGGAAAGCTTTAGAGCACCTTCAGCCACCACCAAATTACACCCCCGCAGAATGGGCAGAGGAAAACATTAAGATTCCACTCGGTAACGCTATACCTGGACCTATCCGGTTTGCAAATGCTCCTTATCAGATTGAGCCGTTAAATATGTTTGCTGATCCTGATTGTGAGCAAATCACTTTAATGTGGGGAGCGCAGTTAGGTAAGACCCAGTTGCTAAACTGTGCAATGGGCTATTATATTGCTCACGAGCCAGCATCGCAAATGATGATGCAGCCAAGTCAAGGTGACTTGCACACTTGGTTGGAAACTAAGTTTAATCCGATGATCGAACAGAACGAGGCATTAAATGACCGCGTAGCTAAGCCGCGTAGTCGAGAGGGGGTGAATAACCAAAATATGAAATCCTATCCAGGTGGATTCTTGATGTTTGCTTGGGCAGGATCACCTAGGACAATGCGTGGTCGATCCGCTCCCAAGATTTACTGTGATGAGGTGGATGGATATGAGTACAATGCAGAAGGCCATCCGGTGTCACTACTCTGGCAACGTGCGGCTACTTTCGGTGACCAGCGGAAGCTTTTAGTTACCTCCACTCCCACTATTAAGAATGCATCCTTTGTAGAGAAGTCTTTTGAGTCAGGAGACAGACGACGGTATTGGGTACCTTGTCCGCACTGCCACCAAGAGATTTTATTATTGTGGTCTCAAGTGATGTGGGATAAAGATGCGGATGGAAACCACTTACCTGAAAGTGCTTATTATTGTTGTCAGTTATGCGGGTCCTCGATTAATGACACGGAGAAGAGGATGGCAGTTCAGCAAGGCAGATGGATAGCAGAGAGAGATTTTGTCGGTCATGCGTCTTATCACATTAGTGAGCTATATAGTAACTTCCGCCGTTGGCGGGATATTGTTAGAAGCTTCTTAGAGAAGAAACGGACACACGACTTACAAAGCTTTGTTAACGTTTCTTTGGCAGAGACTTGGGAAGAAGCAGGTGAGCAGATTGACGACCACAACCTTGCAGAACGCAGGGAAACAATGCAAAAAATACCTGATGCAGCTATTATTCTTACAGCAGGCGTTGACGTACAGGATAACCGGTTAGAGATTAGCTTAATCGGTTGGGGAAGAGATGACGAGTCCTGGGTTATTTCTCATGATACATTGTACGGTGATCCAAGTACTCCACAGATGTGGACTGCGCTAGATTCACAATTGATGCGGCAGTATGAGACAGAGTCAGGTAGAAAGATTGCTATCCGGGCAACATGCATTGACTCCGGTGGTCACTTTACCAATAGCGTTTATGCTTTCTGCAAGAAGAATATGGGCCGACGAATCTTTGCTATCAAAGGTGTAGGCGGAGAGGGTAAGCCTATCTCTGGAAGGCCTAGCAAGAACAACGTTGCTAAGTGTCCTTTATTTCCAATTGGCGTTGATACGGTTAAGGACTTATTGTTTGCTCGTATGAGGATTCAGGAGGAAGGTCCAGGATATATGCACTTCTCCGATGAGCTAAATGACGAGTATTTTAAGCAATTAACAGCGGAGAAGATTGTTACTCGGTACCAGCGTGGCTTTAAAAGAAGGGTATTTGAGAAGGTTAGACCAAGAAACGAGGCATTAGATTGCATGGTTTATGCTCTTGCAGCTTATACAATTATCGGGATAAACATTAATTCTTTTGCTGATAAGCTTGAATCTGATGCAGAAGAGCAAAAAAATGTTGAAAAAAGTCCTCATTCCCCCGCAAATAGTGATACTATTACAAATAAGTTGGTCAGTAGTAAAACTATGAGACGGCCACAAAAATCAGGATTTGCTAACTCTTGGCGATAAAATATTATGGCAAACCTCTTCGATAGTACCAATGCACCAGAAGGCGAACCACTAGAAATTGTAGTTGGTGACTTTCTTCAGTGGAAACGCTCCGATGTAGCTTCGGACTATCCTACTTCACAAGGGTATACCGCTGAGTATGTAGCTCGTATTACCGGTGGCGGATCTACCGAAATTAAGCTACAGCAATCAGCAGGCTCAACCGATTCATTTTATCTCTTCCAAATATCTAGTGCGGACACGGAATTATTTCTACCTGGTCTATATCACTGGCAGTTGGAGGTAACAGAAACTAGCTCGGGAAATAGACTTGTAGTAGACATTGGGGATTTTAATGCAATCCCTGATATGGATAACAACCAAGCCGATCCGCGCATTCACGCTGAGATCATGGTTGCTAAAATAGAGACTATTTTAGAAGGCAAAGCCGATTCCGATGTTTCTAGCTACTCTATCGCAGGGCGTTCACTCACTAAAATGTCGTTTAGCGAGCTTATTGATGCTCGGGATTATTATCGCAGAGAAGTGGTTAAGCACACCAATAAAGAGTTGGTGAAACGCGGTAAAACTAACGGCTCGACTATTCGGGTAAGATTCTAAATGGCTGTATTTGACTTTTTAAAACCAAAACCCAAAGTAGAGCGAAAGGTGTTTAAGCGTTCTTACCAAGCTGCTAGTACAGGCAGATTATTCGCTGACTTCTTTGATTCCGAGCGTTCAGCAGATAGTGAGATCCATTCGGTTCTGACTCGTATGCGTGCTAGATCTAGAGATTTAGCTAGGAATAATGAGTATGTCCGTAGATATTTTGACTTGCTAAAGAACAATGTAGTGGGCGATCGTGGTTTTGGTCTACAAGTTAAAGCTCAAAATTCCGATGGTACGCTAGACACTTACGGTAACAATGCTATAGAAACAGCTTTTGCTGCTTGGGGTAGACTAGGTAATTGTACGGTAGACGGACGATTATCTTGGGTAGATGCCCAGAAAATGGTAATAGAGGGCTTAGCCAGAGACGGTGAAGTCTTTATTATTAAGCATAGAAACGCCCAGTTTAAAGACACGTTTAGCTTAGAATTCATTGAGCCAGATCAAGTAGATGAGCAAAAATCTGAAGCTTTACCTAACGGTAATCAAATTAGAATGGGGGTGGAATTAGATAAGTTCCGCCGTCCTGTAGCTTACCATCTACTAACAACGCATCCTGGCGACTATGATTTTACTACTATGACTAAATCTAAGAAGCACATTCGTGTTCCTGCTGATAGAGTCATACACATCTATAGACCATTACGTCCCGGTCAAACAAGAGGTGAGCCATGGTTAACTCCTGCTATTGCTTCCTTAAAGCAGTTAAGTGGTTGGCGTGAAGCTTCTATCGTTGCTGCTCGAATTGGGGCTTCTAAAATGGGCTTTTTTACTAGCCCTGCTGGCGATGGTTTTGTAGCTGATGACTTAGATGGCAACATCCCAATTATGGATGCTGATCCAGGCACTTTCCATCAGCTTCCAACTGGCGTAGACTTTAAAACTTTCGACCCTCAATATCCCAACAGTGAATTTGATTCGTTTCATAAGTCTGTTTTGAAGGGTATAGCTAGTGCAATGGGCGTTTCCTATACAGCACTAGCTAATGATTTAGAAGCTACTTCTTATAGTTCTATTCGCCAAGGCGCATTGGATGAGCGTGACTCGTATAAAAATATGCAAAGATTTTTAGTCGACCATTTCATCCGCCCAGTATACGAAGCTTGGTTAACTGCTGCTATGGAGATGGACACTTTCGGTATTCCAGTCGCCAGATATGATAAGTTTGCTAATGCTTCGGAGTTCCGTGGCAGATCTTGGAACTGGGTAGATCCGCTAAAAGAGATGACTGCGTCCATCAACGGTATGAAATCTGGTGTATTATCATTGTCAGACGTTGCTTCTCAGTTTGGGAAAGATGCTGAAGAGCTACTTGCCCAAATCCAGAAGGACAAAGCATTAATGGATCAGTTTGGTGTTAAATATGGCTTAGAGCCTTATGGCACCCAGCAAATGCCAGTAGAACCGGATATAAACGATGGACAATCTTAATATGAATCTAGAAGAGGAACGCGGTATGGAAACAGAAACCGTCGAACCAGTTCTTTCGGAAGAAGCAGTTGAGGAAACTGTAACTTTGGAAGCTGCTGGTAATACCGTAGAGGAATCTGAATCACGCGAGGATTCTTCTGTGGTTAATCATCGGGCTATGGATTTAGAAGCCAAGCCTATTAATGAGAAAGAACGCCGAGTGAGAATTGCTATTAGCTCTGAAGAGCCTGTAGCTCGTTCATTTGGTAATGAAGTGTTAGAACATTCTGCTGAAGCTATAGACCTTTCGTTTCTAGCTAGCGGCAGGGCACCTTTGCTTTTGGACCACGATCCGGAAAAGCAAATCGGTGTAATAGAATCGGTAGACCTTGACAGCTCGACACGTAGACTCCGTGCGACGGTTCGCTTTGGAAAAAGTGGACTTGCTGAAGAGGCATTTGCTGATGTTGTTGATGGTATCCGTGCTAATATCAGCGTGGGCTATACCATTAACAAACTAGAAAAAAGTCGAAATGATACGTACGTGGCCAAATCATGGAGACCTATGGAAGCATCGCTTGTCAGCATTCCCGCCGACGTGACAGTTGGGGTTGGACGTGCAGCTAGTGAAACTTCAAAACCTGTAATTGAAACCCACTTCAAGGAGACTACTATGTCTGAAGTAGATATTGCAGCGGTTGAGGCACAAGCTCGCCAATCCGCTCAGAAAAATGCAGCTCAAATCATTGAGCTTGGTGCACGTCATAAGCGTTCAGATCTAGCACAACGTGCTATCTCTGAAGGTAAATCAATCGAAGAATTCCGCGGTGAATTGTTGGAAACTATCGGTTCAGAACGTGCTTTAGAAGAACAAAGCATTGGCATGACTCAAAAAGAAGTTAAGAAATTCTCTTTGATGCGCGCTATCCACGCTTTGGCTAATCCTACTGATCGCCGTGCACAAGAAGCTGCTGCATTCGAATTCGAATGTTCACGTGCAGCTGCAGAGCAATATGGTCGTTCAGCTCAAGGTATTTTGCTACCTGCTGAAGTTCTCCGTAACTGGAAACGAGACTTGAACTCTTCAGATGAAGCTAGCTTGTTCACTGATGATTACCGTGGTGGTGATTTCATCGACGTACTACGCAACAGCTCTTCTGTAATGCAAGCTGGCGCTCGTATGTTGAACGGTCTATCTGGCGACGTTAAAATTCCTAAGAAATTGACTTCAGCAGCTGCTGGATGGATTTCAACGGAAGGCGGCGCGGCTTCTGAGTCAGAAATGACTGTTGGTTCAATCTCAATGACTCCTAAGACTCTTGGCGCATTCACTGACGTAACTCGTCAATTGATGATCCAAAGCTCAATGGACGTTGAGGCGTTAATCCGCGACGACCTAGCTCAAGCTATTGCTCTTGCAATTGACTTAGCTGGTTTGGAAGGTGACGGTACTGGTGGCGCTCCTACTGGTATTTTGAACACTAGCGGCGTTAACACCGTGACTAACTTCGCAGCAGCTAACCCAACTTTCTCTGAAGTTGTTAGCTTAGAAACTGCTGTAGCAGAAGACAATGCTCTTTCTGGTAACCTTGCATATATCATGCCTGCTAGCATGTACGGTGCATTG